CTCTTTCTTGCTCCATTTGATACAACATATAGTCGTAACTTGTATCTTCTCCACCACCATATTGCGATGTAGGGTTTTGTTGAGCAAATTGCTCTTGTGTCATAGGCGCGTTAGACACATCTTGAACAGGTTGGTCAGGTCTATTAGCAATGTCAGCAAAAAATCCCATGATTTATCGCCAATTTAAGTCATTAAATGCTGTTGAAAAATCAGCAGCGCTTGGAGCAGCATTACCAGTACTTGTTAAATTACCAAAAGCGTCATAAGCGTTGCCTGTAACACCACCATTAGTAAGCCCTGAACCACCGCTACTACCAAAATTTAAATTATTCCACCAGTTATTTATGCCACCAGCAGCACCTGTTAAAGCGCTACCTAAACCTAAAAGTCCTGAACCTGCTGTAGCAGCAGTTCCTGTTGTTCCTAGCAAACCACCTAATCCACCACCGCCTAATAAAGCAGCAGAACCTAGTCCATATAGACCTGATTGAGTATTAGCTGTTCTTGCATTGGCGGCATTTTGCGCTGCAATAGCTTGAGCATTTTGAGTAGAGTAAGCACCTAAATAATCAGGGCCTGCTACTGTTGCTTGACTATAAGGGTTTACATAGTTTGGTGATGCTAAAGACTTAATACCAGCAGCAGTTTGGTTTTGCAGTTGTTGAGCTTGCAGACCTGTGTTCATTCCGCCAACAATCGCAGAAGTTAATTGGTCATTTTGACCTTGATTAAATGTACGCATTGCATTTTCATAGGCAGCAGTACCAGGAACAATTCCTTGGTTTGCCAATGCAGCAGTATTCATTTCTTGAGCTTGTGCTTGCTGTGGCTTTAAGCGTTGCATAATGGCATCGCTGTAAGTCTGTCCTGGGTTAATACCATACATAGGATTAGCTTGTGAGGCTTGTAATCCTGCTAAAGAGGTATTAGTAAGTTGTTGTAATGGCTGACTTAATTGCTGATTAGCAGTCCATGTAGGGTTGCCGTTAGCATCTACGCCTTGAGTGTAATTTAACGACCCGTAAGGTGTAATTTGATTAATTCGATTTGCAGCAGTAGCGGCTTGTGCTTGTTGCACATTACCTGCCGTTGTTTGTTGCGCTGCATCTAAATACGGATTACCTGTTGCCATTATTTGCTCCAAATGAAAGTATTTTCTTTAACACCAAGGAGTCGGCTTTTGCCATTATAACCCCTAATAAACATAAAAATCATAAAACGCCTCCTGTTTCCATTACATAGTCTGTGGAAGCCCAATGTAATTCAATGCCTTGTGCTACTGCTGTAAGGTTAATAGAACCACTAAATCCAATGCCTGTAACACCTTGCCATGTAAGGTTAGTAATCAATCCACCACCCCAGTTATTAGCGCCCCATTTAGCGGTATCCCAAACAGCTACGGCTTGTGAACTAGGGTTAAATGAAATAGCCCCTGCATTGTCTATTGGCTGAAAATCTACACTTAAACCGCATAAAACGCTTGGTGTACCACCATCAGACTGCAATATGGGTCTTACCATAGTAAAGCGTTTATTTTGTCCTGGAGTGTCAAAATAAGAATAAGCCTGTTGAACAATAGCAGTAATGTTTGTTCCAGCATCTGATGAAGCGTCATAAAAATTGCCTACAAAACCATCACCACCAAAGTGCATAGTATTATCGCCAGAAACTTCCCAACAATAGGCTTGAATACCTGTAAACCTAGCCCAAGACTTAGTAATCGTGTGCATTACATATTGCTCCATTCCTGTATTAGTAGGAATTGACAATATAAGCATATTTTCACTAGCAAAATATTGAATTTGCCAGCCAAAATTAGCATAAAAATTGGTTGCTGCTTGGCTAATAGGGTAATAAATCTTGTCAGTAAGGTTTATACGAGGGTCTAAGCGACTTGATTGCAAAGCAGAAGCCAAAGGTACTAAACCGTCTTGGGTAAGCAAAAGAAGGTCACCACCCCATTTAAAGAAACATTTACGAGCAAAAGTTTGACCTAATTGCCATACGCCTTTTAATGCCCATGTTGTAGCAGAACTAGGGTCAGTACCGTTATAAACAATGACTTCGCCCATATTGGTTACAAACACAGCATAGTCATCTGCGCCTTGTCCAGCGTCAATAGTCCATGTTCCCATTGCTTGTAAAAAACCGCCATTACGAGCAATACTGCCAAAATAAAGCGGTGAAGCAGCACCACCAATAGAATCTACTGGTAAATACCAACAAGCAAGGGTGTTTTTTTGCGTAAAATATAGGCGATTTTTAAACAAATTGACATTAACAAATGTGTTACTGTTTACGCCTGTTATTCCAACAGTAGTGTATGTTCCTACAACTGTAGCATCCCCTGAAGGGGCAGTAGCCATTGTGTAAGTAAAGGTAGAAGCTCCAGTTACTGTAATAACAAAAGTGCCATTAAATTGAGTAGGCGTAGCACCTGATACAGTTACTCGATTATTAGTTGCAAGCCCATGAGGACTAGCAGTAGTTAAAGTAGCGGTTAAATTACCTGTACCACCTCTTGTAATAGTAGAGATAGTTTGTGCTGTAGTTGTTGTGGCTACTGTAAACCAACTTGTACCATCATAAATAGTTACAGGGTCTACGCCATTACAAGTAACAAGAAAATTACCAGCAGTATTAGTAATATTGACATATTGCAATTTATCGCTAGTAAGGCTTGAAAATGATGTAGTTGCCGTAGAACTGGTAGCATCCCAAATCTTTGTACTAGCAGCAGCAAATAGCTTATATCCGCTAGTAGTTGGGTAATTCATTAAAGTATTAACTGCGCCTGTAATGCCTGTAGATGATTTTGTATAGCCTTTACGCATAGTGACATCAGTAGGCGTAGGATACCAATTTACCATTTGCACAGCATCAGTTGGGGCCATTTGTGCAAGAGAATCTCTGCCATTCCAACCACCTATAGGTGATGGAACAGAAGCAGTTTTAGCAGTATTTTGCTTTGCTCGCATTATGAGCCGTAACCAGTATCAGGGATATTAGCGTAGCCAATAAGAACCTTAGAAGGATATGGCGCAAATGACAGGTTAGGCGCACCTTTGTCATTAGCTTTAGCTACAGACAAATAACGAGCATAATCTTGTGAAACGACTGTAGTGTCAAAGCCTTTAATGCCCCAATACTTCATTTTGGTTAATAAAACCACAATACGGTCATCTAAAACTGTAGTATCAGTATCAGCAGTAAAACTGTTTTTTATAGCGCCTGCAGCACTTCTTGCCCATCCTTTAGATTTGTATTCCCAGCCTAAATACTCATCAGTATTCATTACAGGCCATATTTGGAATTGATTATCAAGGATACGCCAACGAACTCTAGGCCCTGTTGAGATATATCCTGACTTTAACCATTGCCATTGTTGTGCATCTTCTGGCCCTAACATTTCCCAATGCTTTGACTTATCCCAATGGGTTCTGTTTGTAATGGTTTCAAAGTCAGCAGGCAAGTCATAAGCAGTCTGAGCACAAACTACTGACTGCGTACCACTACCACTAGCCATTTGGCTCATTACTACTACTTTAGTCGTGTTATTAGCTGATACTACATAAGTATCTTGGGGTATGTTATAGCCTGTTAATTGCCATTGGCTATTTACACCAGTTAAATCTGTGCCGCCATCAAAAGTCAAGTTGTACGAACCATTGACAGTTGTGGCGTTGGCAGTAATAGACTTAGTATAAAAGCGATATTGCACCTGCAATGCTTGCCAATCATACTCCTTAAGAAGGTCATATCCTGAGCCATTCATTAAGGCTAGGATTTGTTGAACATCTTGTGAAGTATTACCTACAACAAATGACGGCACAGCTAAGTTAAGCTCTGCTGCTACTTGTTGCACCATTTGGAGCATTGTTTGGGACATATTAAGCCTCGGCTACTTTGGGTTTGCGTGATTTGGGAGTCTTTTCCGCAACAGCCGCAAGTAGCGCTGACATCTGCTCTTGCATAGCAGCCAGCTTCGCATCTGTTTCTTCCTTAATTTTAGCATTTTCTTGCTTTAGTGCTTGCATTTCTGCTTCTCTTTGTGCTACTTCAGCAGAATCATTGGCTAAATTCAAGAAAGCCTTGGCTTTTAAACGGAAATTATATGGTGACATCCCTGCAACCATGCCAATACGCTGTAATTGCTGGTCAGAACAGTCTGCAATAGACTCTACTGTATGAAACTTCAGTCCACGCAATTCATCGGCTTGACTACGAGTGATTTGAGGCCATTGGTCTAGGGGTGTTCCTACAATATCTTCATGGTTTGCTACTTGGTTTTGATAATGCGCCCATTGGCGTGGAAAACGCTGTTTATGGGATTCTTGAGCGTATGTGTCAATTTCTGTCAAATTATCGCCAGGAATCATAATACGGACAAAATCAAATTCTTTAAAAATTGGTCTGCCAGCTTCATCAGAGGCAATGTCTTGCTTAACGCTTTTTTTATAGAATTGGACTGCTAGTCGTGCATCTGCACCTTGTACATCGCTATCAATAGCCATTTTTAATTCTCCAAAGTAGTTTGGGGGTTATAAAAAAATAAAAGGGACTCCCCTTGTGAGGAAGTCCCAGTTTTTACTACGCCTTCAATTTTTAGACTGAAGCCTTGCTAAACCAGCCATAATCGCCTGAAGCCATTGTGGTTGTTGGTGCTTTGTAAGTACCAGCAGAAGCGGTAGCTACAAAAGTTGTGGTGTTAATAGAGCAAGTAGCTGTAGAAGCTGTAATAGCCTCACCAGCTTTAGCCCAAACATAACGCAAGCCATCAGAAGCAAAAGTTTCTGCACCTAATGGGCCAAATGTTACCAAGCCAGACTGCAAAGCCTGTTCTGCAACAGTTTGTGTGTCTACGAGGTCTACACCTACGATAGGGAGTGTTGAAAATGCCATGATTTATTTCCTTTATTAATTAATTAGACGGTATAAATAGGGGTTTCCCCCTATCCATTAACTACCTGTCAAGAGTCCTTGTAGGAAGCTGTTAGAAGTAGTCAAGTTACCAGCCCAACCGTATAACTTCACGATTGC